AAGGGAGGTTGATATCGTTTAATGTATACATATTACATATCCTCCAGTGCCAATTCATAATTGATAATGCCTTGTACTTCTACGATTCGAATGCCACGGATATTCTTTTGGACAGGCGTGTCTTTGCAGTACGCTATCTTATAAATCATTTCCGTTTCTTCGTATTTCATCGTTTCATCAACGTGACTAATTTCATAAATACCTTTACCTGTGTAAACGGGTCTTCCGTTTTTCCACTCTACATCCACGACATAGTCTTTTGATACAACCTCTGCCTCTGGTCTCATGAACCATTTACGAGAATGTACTCCGATATTACCAAAGGTACCGGACTGGGTTAAGCGCCCCAGTGTCTCCGGTACAGACGTATCTTCTCCTCTGGCTTCGTGCTTTTCTACAATCGGATTCCAACCTAGTCCAAAGCATGCGGGGCAAGCACGGTCTGCTTCCTGTGTCTTCTCATTCCAACAAGAACATCTAAGCTTCTTGCTTTGACGAACAACGAGTACAGGATACCCATATGTTTCAATGATTTTATCGAACTCATAACGTAAGTCCATATCCTATTCCCCCTATTTCGCATCAAAGTCAGACTTAAATTCTCTTGTGAAGTAATCAGGGTAAGGAGCGCCTGCTTCACCTTTCACTACTTGTGCTGGCTTCGCATATCCACGGTTATGATGTCCATGAATTAAATCATTCCATGGCTTCAGCTCTGACTTTAGTTTATTAAGTAAACTCATCATGCTTGCTAAATCAGTTTCTTTATCTACTGTTAATTGTCCTAGCTTCACAGATTCTTTCTTACCAGAAGAAGAACCGCGGGCAATTGCATTTAATAGTAGGTCGTAAGCACTTTGAATGTTTACGTACTCATGTACAAAGTAAGGAGCTTTTGTTTCCGTGTATTCAGATGGGTTAAATGATGACGTAGCAGAAACAATCTCATACGCATTTAACGTATTCACACGCATTGTTTCATATATATAAGCATCAGATAAAGATATGAATCCAGATAGTCTTTCTTTTACACGATTAATGTCTCCATATAAACGCTTCCAAGGACTACGGAATCCGAACATGGTTGTTACGCCAAGCTTCTCTACTGTCTTACCCTTAATATCTTTAGATAGAATAATAGAGAACTCTAGCTCTTTATCTAGTTCTTTCTCTGCTTTCCACTGAAGGATATTATCATGGTCTGGTACAAGGCTCACAGCGCCCGGTACAGCCTTAGAAACTGCATACGTTGTCAATGTATCTACTACACTTAACTTAGCCTTGTGAGGCGCCTGCACAACGTATAGAGCATTCTCTGGAAGTGTGTCGAGTGAGTCATTGAATACAACCATTACTGTATCTCCAATTAAGATAGAACCCTCTGTAGGATATACCTCAAGAACTTGCAGTTGAGCAAATGGGTCTGGTGGATTTGTTCCACCGCCACCTGTTCCCGGGTCGGGGTCTTTTGGTTTCTCCATGTAAATCTGAGAAATAACCCACTTACTTGTAAACTCTCCTGCCTTCGCTTGAACCATAACATAGTAGTTTGTACCTACTTCAAACTCCTGCGGGATATTCAGTTCCATAGAAGTTGTTATACCTTCCGTTGCCTTAGGCCATAGGAAAGGAGCTTCTGGGTCAGAGGAAGCAGATGCTCTTACAGAGTAAGTGATTGTTTCATTCTCATTTACTTCTGCTGGGATTTCCCACTTCGCTTTAATGAACTTACCGTTCTGTGATAGAACCAGATTCCTTGGTTCAGAGACCGCTTTTAATTGGATAGTAGAGAACTCATATGTTCTGGCAATTGACATGTAATCACCAGTTACAGATTTAACGCCCGCTGTCCCGCCCAGAATCTCTAGTTGATACTGAGTATTCGGCAAGAGAGCAGATGGCTTGATAATCATCTTAAAGTTCTCTCGACTATAATCGTAGGTATAGGAGACGGCATCTCCATTTACTTTACGCAAGCGGATATTGCCGTCATGAAGGGTATCTACATCCATATGCTTAGCGAATGAGATAGTGATATTCGCATTAGTAGGAACTTGTTGTTCGTTATTTGCTGGTACAACGCCCAGTACTAAATATGCATTAACTGGCATATGATATCCCCCTATTTATTAGTCTTCTTTTTTAACTGTTTTCTTACGAGCTGAAGCCGCTTTTACTGTCTTAGCTTCTACTGGAGTAGTTACTGTAACTGCTACTGTGTCTACTTTGTTACCATCTGCTGTCTTAGCAGTGATTGTTGCAGTGCCATCAGCTACTAATGTATAGTTACCGCTATTGTCTACTGTTACTACTGCTGGTTTATCAGAAGTAAATGTTACTGTTTTATTTGTAGCATCAGCAGGAGCTACAGTTGCTGTAATCTTCGCTGTGTCCCCCGGCTTACCATTTACGGTCTTAGGAGATACTGTTACACCTGTTACTGGAATCGTAGTAGGAGCACCATATGCCGCATTACCTACACCTGCTTCATCTAGGAAAGCGCCGGCTTCGATTTTAATTTTTCCAGTTGCATCTACATAATAGACTGCTGTACTGTGAGCCTCCATATAACCATTTGTAACGTCTAATACTACGTCACCTGACTTAGTAGGTACTGTAATTTTCTTACCCGGTACAGGGAACACAGGGCGGTCAAACGAGACCTCTAGAGACATATGTTTGCCTGTTACTTCTTGCACTTCAGGAACTGTTGTAGGACTATGAGGAGCATCATATTCTTCTTGTGTTGCATCTACTAGTAATAGATAGTTTTTACGTACTGCTTCCATGATTCCTGTTGTATCTAATTCACGAGGAATACAAATTACTTTTCCTTTATCGAACTCAGGGTCAAATGTTGCTCTTGTTGCATCGTCTTCCCAAGCTCCGCCGTTGTAATAAGGTGAAACCATAACTTTTAAATACATATATTTGCACGTCCTTTTTCTCATAGTAAAAGAGACCCCTACATTCCGTAGAGGCCTCTAGGGTTTTCTTACTGTTGATTCAATTGAATTGTACCAGTAAGGTTAATTGGAGCGGGTTGAGATTGGTTAGATGGTTCATTATTGTAATAGGTTACGAAGTAAACTGTGACACCGTTTGAGCTGGAACATTTTCCATATAAAGACTCACCTTCATTTAAGTAGTACTTATACTCTTTATCTTGGGCAATCTCTACGCAGTCATTCAAGTTTTCTAAACACTCTTTTGTTCCAAGGAAATCCTTGTATCCACCAGCATACCTAGTGCTAACACCTACATATCCTCCACCTTGAACACCAGTTGCAACCGGGATAGGCTTTAAATATGTTTCCCCTACACATACTACTCTTACCATTTTCATCAAACATCACTCCAAGTTTTTATTTAAACAGAAACCTACTATACTAGTAGGCTCTGCTTATAACTAACTTAGATTTGGTCTTGAACTTTCGCTCCTGCACCTTTCATGTCTGAAGGCATTGGTAACTTATCGAAGCTACGTTCTGGAGCTGGGAAAGTCTTAGCGAACTTGATGTTACGAGCAACCGCGATTCCTAAACCACCATTTAAGATACCTACTCCGTATCTTTCTTTTAGTTTAAGAGTTTGGATGTCACGAGTTGGGTCATCAAACTGCTCAGTGCTAATTTCATCTTTCACTAGTAACACCCCAATGTTGTTACGGTCAACGATGTAGAAGTCAAACGTTTTATCAACTTGGTTGAATGGTACGAATGGAGAGAAGATAACATTTAATCCTAATGCATTTGAAGTGTTGAATGCTTTAGGGTCAGAACCAGCTTGACCTTGTCCGAATGCCGCTACAGATGAACCTTGTAACATAGCATTCTTGTGGAATAGTGCCCAGCATAATGGATGCATGATGATGTCAGTTGGTGTGAAACCAGCCGCCATGATAGATACAGCCATATCTACTAAGTCGTCAGCCGCTAATGTGCCATTGCGTTCTCCATCGAATCCACGACCTGTTGGGTGTCCATCTGGATATTCTAAGTATTTAACACCGTTTGCATCAGTTTTTTCAACTGGTGGGAATGCTAAAGCATCATATACTACGTGACCGTGTTCGTTGAATTCTTTGAAGCAGATTTCTTCTTTCTTACGAGCCATTGCACGACCAGCCGCACGTAAATGTAAACCGATTACATCCCATTGGCTATCAGAAATCATTTCGTCTGTGATTTGTACTTTTAAACCATATTTTTTGACTTTAACGTCTACAGCGCCAAGACCTTGTTTAGTAAGGTTTAAGCTTTGGTTTGGATATTCTTGACCTTCTTGAATTTCAAACGCGCGGATAGCTCCGAAGTGAATGAATTCCATTGAACGTCCTTCATTTAATTTAACTTTCTGGAAGAACTGAGATACGAAACTTAACGGTTCTCCTGCTTCAGATACTACTGTTGAGATTACTTTTGGAAGCATAATATTAGCATCCGCAGTTGTTAGTGCCTCTGATACTGATACGCGAGCTTCTGTAGGCGCTTTGCCATCATAAGCCATCATTTTTGTAAACTTTTCTACTAATTCCATGTGATAGAATCCTCCCTAGTGTTTAAGGTTGGGAGGGAACTTTGTCCCTCTCCCCTTTTTGATATGTTTTCAGACTAAGATTTTTTAAGATTAACGTTGAAGTAAGATACGAACCGCACCCACAGAACCTGCGTAGTCCCACTCAGTAGGAATACCAGCCACTGGGTCAACAACTAACTCAGCTTCGATTTTCACGTCTTTTAATACTGCACCAGCTTCAAGGTAGATAACTACTGTGTTGTTAGTGTAGTCGATGTGTAAGTCTTCGCCTGCTACAGTTTTAGCAACTGGAGTAGCATCAGCAGTCATGTATTTAACAACGACTGGAGTTGACTTCACTTTGTTAATTGGGTGATGTAACTTAATGAATACTGCCGCATTGCGAGATTCAGCCGCTACAGTGATATCGTCATCTGTGATAGTAACGCTCTCAGTCGGACGAACCGCTTCGATATTACCTGCTTTAGTTGCCGCATCATACTTGTCGTTTAATGCAATCACACGTTTTTCTTGAGCACGGAAGAAACCGTCTGTTAAGAATGGAATACCTTTGTTGAATCCTTTACCGATTAACATTTCTTCGAATTCTGGTTTCCAACCTTTGTTAGTGTAAGGAATACCGTAAGGGTATGCACCTGCATCTTTACCGTTTAAGCCCGGTGATGGAGTCACTGACATTGCTTTAAGCATTGCTTCTAACTCAGGGTTCATTTGCTCCATGTAGTATTGTAAGAAGCCTGCTGGTGGAAGCTCACGCTCTACTGCTAATGCTTGACCTACGATTTGGAATGGAGAATCATTTGCTACGTCTAACTTTTCGAAGTTACCGTCAGCACCAACTTTTACGAAGTCACCCGGTTTAATAACATTAGTTTGACCATAAGCCGCTCCAAAGCGCATTGCTTTAGCCGCACCTTTTGCTGTGTCTACTGTTGCGTGTTCGAATAATGGTACTTCGATGTAAGAACGAGTAATTACTGTAGCGTCTCCGCCGTTCATTCCGTCTCTACGTTTTTTGTATACGTTGTGATGGTTCACACCGATTGCTGATTTAGAACCTTCTGTTGCTTGACGAATAGCTGTTACCATACGACCAGTTTCGCGGTCATATTCAGGAGCTACTGCCTCTACGATTTTACCTTTTGCGATTGCTACGGTTTGAGCACCTTCTGGACCATATTCATAGTGGAAAGGTTCCGCCGTGTTTGTTTTAGATACGATGAATTTCTCAGCAGGAGCCGCTCCTTCTGAAATCACAAGGTTTGTATGTGATTTACCACCGAAAGTGTATTGACTACTGATATTAGGAAACAAACCCATTTCTATATTCCTCCTTAGGATTGTGTTGGCTTACTTAGCGCCAAATAATTTTTTTAATACGTCTTCTGTTGATAAGCTTTCTGTTGTTTGTGTAGTTGTTGTCGGATTGCCATTTGGCATCTGAACATGTTCTACTGTACGTGTAACAGGAGCTGGTGTTTCAGTTGCTAAGTCAGATAATGTATCACGTAAAGATTCGATAGAGCGTTCTTTTAACTTCGCTACTGCCGCTTCCTTGTCGCTTTCTTTACCTAATGCTAAGCGTAAACCTACAATGTGTTGTACTGTTGATTCGTGTACTTCAGCCGCTAATTCAGTGTTAGCTGTTACTAACTGTTCGCGTGCTTCTTTCACTTCTGATAACTCAGTTTGAACTGCTTCTAACTCAGTTGTCTTTTCAGCAAGAGCAGTTTCCTTTTCTTGTACTTGTGTCTTCGCTTCTTCAACTTCTTGCGTTTTAGCTTCTAATTGAGTTTTTAACTCATCACGTTCTGCTGTAACTGCATCTCGCTCAGAAACTGCTGTTTCTTTTTCTCCTACAAGTGTTTCTTTCTCTTGTACAAGAGTTTCTTTCTCAGCCGTTAACGCTTCTACTTGAGTGCGAAGTTCTTCAACTTGTGTTTGAAGTTCTTCCATCTCTTTATCATCCCTTCTCTCTTGAGTGTGTTGCTTGCAACCGCAAGTATGTTCCGTTACTGTGGAAGTTGTTGTAATGGATTCACGGTTAGCAGAGGCTGTTGGTGAAAACATCGTGCCAGCATCTACAATCATTGCATCTTGGTCAGCAGGAACGTTAACCCAACTTAATTCGTCGAACCATAAGTTTCCGCATACCCATTCAGCCGTTTGTCCGTCGTACACCTCGCCTCGATAATGACCGCAAAATCCTTCGTTGATAATATCTGTTCCGCAAATCGTACATACCGCAGAATCCGTTGTAGCTCCGATAGATACTGTTAAGAGTCTTCCATCTAAGATATCTTGGATTGCTTTTGGTGAAGAGATTTTAGGAACTACGATAATCCCCGGTCTTCCAGCAGTAGTGAATTCGGAGAAGGCCGCAGAATGAACGCGACCAGTAGCTTCCGTTTCCACATCGTGATTATAAATAATTGGCTTCGGATATGGATGAGTCCAAGAGAACACTCCACTCTTTAGCTCTTCATGACCTTTTAATTTGTCTGCTAGATATCGAGTATTGTTTCGAGTTGTGCCGGCATGGATTGCTTCAATCCTTGGCAACAAATACTTCACTCCGTTTTCTGTTGTCATCTCCTGTACCTTAACCCCGTTAGGTAAGTCAGGTACGATAGGTTTTACAACAGATGATTCGGAAATGATTCGAGGGTCGAAGTCAAGTCCTTTGTACTTCATCAATTTCCCTCCTCGTTTGATGCTAGAATCATAACCTCGCAGTTACATCCCGGATGGTGAGGCGGTAAGTTCTCCTTCCAGTTCTCATCTAAGAGAATGTCTCCTGCTTTCATCAAACATGTATTACATGCCTCTTCGGTACAACGACAATGTACTTTGTCTTGCTTAGCCGCCACTGCCGCTAGCGCAACCCCTGTGTTATAGGAATTATGTAACATTGTTTTTGCTATGAGCTTTAAGCGGTATTTATTCGCATGGAAGGCACTCTCTACAAATGCAATTCTCTTCTCTTGTTCTACATCTACTAATTTATCTAATGCCATCTCTAATTCTTCAACGACTTTAGTAATAGATTGTTTTCCCCTTTGAATTGCTTCCTCAACATCTTTCTTAGCTATTGCTAAGCTTTGAATCCCTATTTGCTCTCTCCCGCTACGAAATCCTCTTAATACTGCGTTTTCTAAATACTGTTTGTTTTGGTTCTCCATGAGACTGTACATCATGCGAGTTGTAAAGGTTTTGATAGATTTTGCATCTTCTCCTCTATGTACTCTTGCAATTACATCTTCTTGGGTAACTTTCCAGTATTCTTCTAACTTGGAATAATATTTATTTACCTCTAGCTCAGAAGTAAAAATAACCACTTCCTCGGTAGTCGTCAATACTTTTTCTGAATTTTTTTCAGTAATTGACTCTTTTCCTTGTTTTGGCTTCCCGGGACTGTCTTGTTTCCCGTGTTGATTCGCTGGTTTATCTTTATTATCGCCTGCATTATTGGCGCCTTGTTGTGCACTAGAATCAACCGCCGCCTGTTGCGTTGCAAGGGTACTACCAACTGTAACCATGTTAAAGTACAATCTAGCTTCATCTGCTACTGGGTCTAATCCCATAAGTAAACGCATTTCTTCATGCGTAATCGCGTTCTGTGTAAACATTTGAATGACATGGTTTTCTTTTTTAATCTTTGCATCCAGTTCAATTTCAGCAAACATAAAGATTACTTCATCTTCTGGTTTCAGAACTGGGTCGAATCCGCCCTCAAATAGTAGTTCGTTAATGACTTGGTTTGTCATAATCTGAGAGTATCCACGCTGGAAGTCTTTTACTCCATCATTTAAATCAGCAGATTGGTTGTCTGAAGTAGACTTATTCGCTGTGTCACCAACACCCATTACAGAGTCAGAAACTCCGAGTCCAGTAAATACACGCTGGCGGAAATACTTTAAGTATCCGTTGGCATCAATGGCATTCCCTTCTGCTCCAACAACCTTGATGTTGTGGCGCTCTGGAACCACAATACCCCCGTCCATAGGCATGTCACGGATTTGTTCGCGGATATCTTCAATCTCTTCATCTGTTGCTTCCATTCCCAATTGTGGTAAACCTACTTGGTATGTATATAAAGGGAATAGGTTTCTATGAATCAATCTAGCTACGTTCTCTTCAATCTGACGTAGAATCTTAACATCATCCATAGCATTAAAGATAAATGGCACACCATATGCACGACCCGTTGGTCTACGGTATGTAAAATGAACAATATCCTCCGGCTTGAACTCAATACCTTGCCCACCACCAGATGTTTGTTGATACTTTAATAGTTTACCTTGGTCATCACGACCTACTTGAATTTGTGTAGGAGGTAGAACAAAGTAACCTGCAATTGGTTGTTTACCGGTATATCCAATAGCATTTATACCCGGAACAGCCGTACTACCTTTCTGACGTGCTTTAACTAAGTAAGCATTACCATATAATACGTAGTCATTTGCTAGAGACGTTAGCATTTCATCAACAGATGTTTGCGTTGCCTCTGCCATTAGTTTTAATCGTGTCCATACATACTCACTTGCTTTAGGGTTTTTACTTTGTAATTCCCATCCGTTCTTGAACATGAGGCTTGCATACTTATCAACTGATTTACGAATATAAGAGTCTGTGTAATAGGCTCTTCCTACTTCTCCTAGGTCGACGGGAGAATCTTCAAAGTCACCGCCGCCGCCTCCCTTAACCGCTTGCCCTAATTTCTTAACTGCGATTTTCTTAGGGTCTCGCGCTGTTGCGGATGCTTCAGTTAGCTTGCCAAGCTTCAGTCTCGTACGGATGAACTCTGAAAACTTCATTCCGTCACCTTCTTACTTCTGTAGATTATCAAGCAACCAGAAACCTTCTCTAGCTACTTGTTTTTGTTGTACGAGGCTTACCTTATCTAATCTGACCTCTTGGTCTATCATATGAATTTGATACATTTCTTGTAGATAGTTTTTATATTGACTGCGAACTAACTCCATACCTTCTGCAATATGGTCTAGGAATAATTCCACGCCACTTGCTCTATCCGGTTCTACCATATTGTTCATCATGTCATATAAGTCTAAGAACATTGCATTACGAGCATTTGTTAGATTAATAACTTCATCGTGTACACGTTTCTTCATGGATAGCCCGCCAGTGGTTTTCAATAAGTCCTTCTGTGCTTGCTTATCTTCTATTTGTTGATTCACTCGTAGTTTCATAGCTGTCTGCATCAAACCAAGGGAACGAGCAATTTCTTCTGGTCTCTCATACTGTTTCATTACAAGAGATTGAATAGCTCCTTCATCCAGTGCTTCTTCTGCGGTAATGATTCTGTCCATACGGCTTGCGACTTTATCACTCATCATACTGTCGCCTTTACCGAAGCCAGCCATTTCTTTTTGCTGATTGATTCTACGGATAAATCCATCGTGTTCACGTTTACTCATATTAAATTCTTCTAATGCTTCATAATAAGCATCGCTCTCGAATGCTGTTGTCAGCATTTCATAATAAATACCTTCATTGGTAGCATGAAGGTTCTGAAGGGCATTAAGTGCTTCGTATTGTTTCTCTTCTTGGTCTTTGATTGCCTTAAAGAATATTTCATCAAAGGCAGGTGTCTCAGGTGCGGGCGTACCCGGTAATAACTGAGCATATAAAGACTTAGATAATAAATAATGAAGCTCCTTAATATTCTCAAGAACATCCACAGCATCTGGGTACAATTCCAGCTTTACATTACCGTCTATATCTTCAGCGTATGCTTCCACCGCCTCTTGAATTAGTGCGTATGTAGGATGGTCTGGATGTGCAAGAGATTCCTTGTACACTTCAAATGATAATCCATTTTCTAGATTATCTAATCCTTCTACAGGGACTTCTGCATTCTTAATGGCTTCTAACCATTTTCCTGATATCGGAATAAAGGTATGTGAGAGGTCTTGTTCTAACTTATTCACCAAGTCCTCCACATAATCATGCGTCTCACTTACATCTATATAGACGTCTGTGACAGGCTTGTTCTCTTCCTCTTCCGTCATGGTAGAGTCATCATTATTTCTCTCTGTTTGATTGTTTTCCTTTTCTTTTTTAGACATTTCTAACTTCGGTCTATAATTAATGGTTTCCCGTTCTAAGTCAGTGTCTATACCTGCATTTCCATACAATTCATCCATGTTCTCACCTCTCGGAGTTTAATAGTTAAAAAAAATAACCGGAAAGAGAAAGGGGAGGAAGAACTTTCCGGTTACAAAAAAGGGAGAGGGAGGGATTTCTATAGTAAAGAGCTAAGCTCGTTTACCCTGTTACCATGAGCCTCTTCTCACTACTGAGCGAGTACTCGTTGTTCCCCTAGCTCCCCATGTGAACGTGCGGTCGGTTGTTCCACCGATACTACGTTTACGAGGAGGACGAGGTGATGGTTCGTCCCATTCTGATTCAGATGATGTTCCAAATGATGATTTGGATTGATGAATCACCTGAAGAGGGTCAACAAATTTCAGATTCGCACTACCCATAGTCCGTGCGGCTGGCGTTTGTTCTACTGTCTTAGCCAAGTCCGGCATCTCTATAACGAATGCAAGTAAAGATAACATCATTGCATCTAATGCGTGTTCGTCATCGCTGGAGTACGTTGGCTCACCAGTTTTAGGCGATACCCTTGTTACTTGATAGTTTGTCATTTGGCGAGCAATCATTTCATCAATGTCTCTGTGCGGGATACGTAATTGTCCACGCTCTAACATTAACGTTGCTTGGTTAACCATGAATGGCTTGATAGGTTTCTTATCGAACTCACGAGAATGTGGGTCGCGAACCATATGGCTTGAGCCTAAATGAATACCTTTTACTTTATCTCCTAGTGCCTTACGTAGCATTTCGATTTGATACTCTCCTGCTCCGCGGTCTGGATATATTGCAATTGGGTCATACGTCTTATCAAGTTCAATAATTCTTTTAACAGCATTATCGTAGGTGAAATCACCCTTTGGTATTTCGATACGATTAATGACTTGGAATCTTCCCATACCCGGTTCTGCCTGCCCAATTTCTGGACGAGGACGTCTTAGGTCATATGGATTCCATTGTGTAACGACAATCTGTGTAGCCGCTCCAAACTTATCCCAGTCGATTCCGATGGTGATTGGACCGCCGTGTTGTCGCTCTTTGTGTAGAACGTAACCATTTGATGCCGCTTCGTCAATATAATCTTTATTAAATACCCCAATCATTTCCGTACCGAATTCTGCAAGTACCTCGTGCTCGTACGCAACGTCAGAGAACTGCATGCGAAGCTCACGTTCCATCTTCTCATCCCACTCAGGGTTGACCATGGTAGGATAATAGAATTCCTGCCAACCTTCTGCTTCATCACGGCTATATGTCCGCATATCATAGAACTTATCTTTGTTCATTTTTACATCTAAGTTTAAACGCATTTGCGTACAAAGCTTATAGAACATACCACGTTTACCTGTAGGTGTAGATGCTACCATTACTCCAATACGTTTCGGTGCCTCGAACGTAATCGCATAGATTGCCTCAAAGTCTTTGTCTGTCATGTAATCCACTTCGTCCATATAAAGCCAAGATGCTTTCTGTCCACGTAATGAACCACCCTCAGAACCAGAACGTGTACCAGCCGTGAATAAACGAATAATAGATTTATTCTTGAACTCTATTACATATGGATTCTTTGTAAGAGAACGAACACTCTCTCCTAATACTGGGTTGTTATCAATGAACGTTTTTAATTGGTCAAAGATAAGGCGTGCTTGGTTATCATACGGCGTCGCGACGATGCACGTTGCCCCTTTACGAGTCTCTGTTCCACCATTACATGTAAACGCTACCCATAGCATGTGCGCACACATTGTCCATGTATTATGTACAAGAATATCTTCTACTACTAAGTTATGAGTCTCAGGAACGAATACATCATACGTTTGACGTTTCCCGATAGGCTTAATATCTACTACTTCTTCCCATAGAATATCTGCGTTCACTAAGTCATATAGGAATCCACTCTGCAAGTTCTCTGCGTAAATACGAGCATTTGATAAGGTAATACTCTTGTCTGTACGTAGTCTACGGTCTCTTCCGCCAGCTACTTGTGTTTTCTTTAATCCTTTTTCCTTACGTTCTTGCTCTAGATGCTTCCATACATCCTTCGGAATCAGTGGTTCAGAGCTTCCCATTTCATCGGCTTTATTGCGGACGATATCGTAATCTACTTTACGGTGATTGTCCTTGATTGCAATAAGCTCTAGGAATAAGAGAATGGATGTGCGGTGATACATCATAAGGTGATAGTATGGTTCGCCGTCCAATGTTTTCTCTAATAGATTCGCTTGAATACCGAAGCGTAGGAGTAAGTGTTTAATATTCAGTGCAAATGACTTACTTCGCGTGGCAAATCCAATCTCACCAATACGTTTCGCAAAGAACCAACCGCCTGCCGCATAAAGGTGCGCCAAAAATGACGCAAGCTGTTCTCTTTCTAATTTGTATATAATAGAAGGAATACGTCTTGCTTTGATGTCTTCGTAGTAAGGGAATGACTCTACATTCTTGAGTTCAAGTGTCTGCTGTCGAATTTCTTTTACTTCGATACCAGCTTTTGTGCAAGCCTCTACGAAAGCGGATTTAATCTCTGGATAACGTAACTGGAATGTAATCGTGCGCTTATTGAATTGACCTGCGCCAAGTAAGTACGCTATCAAACGTAATTCATGTTCTGGAATACTGTCTTTGCCGTAATACGGTAATGCTCTTGGCGTCGCAATAAACTGCCCAATTTTAAGAGCATCTACTTCTACCCATCCATCTACTGTAAGAACAGGGTGATTACCTGTTAAGTGAACTTCTGCTCCGTGTTTTGTCACGACCGCAAACGTTTCTTTTACACCATTGTCTTCAATAAAGAATGCTTCTGATTTCTCGAACTGATAAGCTTCATTTAATGTAACTAACGAAGGCTTATTGCCGCCTTTCTGTCTTTCAAATAATTCTTGTACTGTTACGTACTCTCCCGTCTCTGGATTCACAATACGCTGTGTTTCCTCTATACATTTACCGATACGTCGTCCACAACGTAATACTTTACGGTGATGCGGGTGACGTAAAATTTCTTCTTGATACCAACGCGGTTTTTCCCCTAAATGATGTTCTGTCCATTTCACGGGGTCACGCATGATTTCAATCATATCTTTATCATACTGAGTTGTAATCTTCATACTTTCCTCCACTTTTTTTAGTAGGGGGCTAAGCCCCCATGTTATCTTCCATACGGCGCATACGGAGACATAATCTTTGCTTCTCCGCCTAATGCTGACCGTGCATTCATTTTACTACCTTGAATTGCTTGTACTGCCGCTTGTCTCATTGTCTGAGCTCTTTGTGAATCTACGTAGTTACCGCCAACGATTCCATCTGGTCTAAACTGTTGATTCCACCACTGCTTTTTGTGATGCATGAAATTTCCTGCTCCATACGCCGCTTGCCCAATCATAGGAGCGAACGTAGTAACTGCGGCTACTGTAGGAGCCATTGTCCAGTAAAGATGCTGAGCACCGGCTTTCACTACTGCCGTACCTGCGTCATCTCCTGACTGGATATTGGAATAGATATCGAATGCAGTGAATGCACC